GTATAAATAACATACTATGGCGTCTTGGCGAAAATATTTCAAAGTGGCTGACCTCTCAGGTCAGATGAGTCCTATTTCGGGCGGCAGAGATTCAGGCCTGCCCGGGTATCCCAAGAACGACGGTCGCGGAACCAATTTAGCACAAACTGATTTTGCATTTCGTAACTATGCATCACGCTTGCCTGAAGTGTACTCCGGGCATCCAAACCGAATTGAACGCTACAATCAATATGAAAACATGGATGCTGATTCAGAAGTCAATGCCTGTCTAGACATCATTGCTGAGTTTTCCACACAACTCAACGAAGACAACAACACTCCATTTGAAATCAAGTACTCAGATGAGCCCACTGATCATGAAATTGAAATCATCCGCAAGCAAATGCAACAGTGGACCAAACTCAACAAACTGGACCAGCGCATCTTCAAACTGTTCCGCAACACCATCAAGTACGGTGATCAAGTGTTTGTGCGCGATCCAGAAACATTTGAAATGTACTGGGTGGACATGACAAAAATCAGTAGAGTAATTGTGAACGAATCTGAGGGCAAGAGGCCTGAGCAGTACATTATTCGTGACATCAATCCCAACTTTCAGAACTTGACAGTGGCAGCCAAAACCACAACAGACTTCATGGTCAACCCGCCCACAGGTGGTGGCTATCAACAGGGTAGTGGTTATACCATGCCCAACACTGCCATGACAGGCACCAGTAGATTCAGTCGTGCAGTGAACGAAACCTGTATTGATGCCAAGCACGTGGTTCATATGAGTCTGAATGAAGGTTTAGACACATTCTGGCCATTTGGTAAATCAATCCTGGAAAACATTTTCAAAGTGTTCAAGCAGAAAGAACTGCTGGAAGATGCGTTACTGATCTATCGTGTGCAACGTGCTCCTGAGCGCAGAGTATTCAAAATTGACGTGGGCAACATGCCATCGCACTTGGCTATGCAGTTTGTTGAGCGTGTGAAAAACGAAATGCATCAGCGACGCATTCCCACTTTTGGTGGTGGTGGTGGCAATATCATGGATTCAAGTTACAATCCACTGTCGATCAACGAAGACTTCTTTTTTCCCACAGGTGCAGACGGTCGTGGTTCTTCTGTGGACGTACTGCCTGGCGGACAGAACCTAGGCGAAATTGACGATTTAAAATACTTTAACAACAAGATGGCACGTGGCTTACGTGTGCCTTCAAGTTATTTGCCCACTGCTCCTGACGATTCAGAGCGCACAATGCAGGATGGCAAAGTAGGAACAGCACTGATTCAAGAATACAGATTCAATCAGTATTGCGAGCGTTTGCAAGCCCTGATCATGCAGAAACTGGACGATGAATTCAAGATGTTCCTGCGTTGGAGAGGCTTTAATATTGACGCTGGCCTGTTTCAACTCAAGTTTAATCCACCACAAAATTTTGCCAGTTATCGTCAAGCCGAGATGGATACCTCGCGTATCAGCAGTTTTACCAGCCTAGAGACGTTGCCCTACATGTCAAAACGCTTTATGTTAGAGCGTTTCTTGGGCCTTAGCAAGGACGAAATTGAACAAAATGAAAAAATGTGGCGTGAAGAACGTGATGAACCTGAACTGCAAACCACACAAGGACAGGATTTACGGTCAATTGGTATTACCCCAGCAGGCATGGAAACTGACATTGCCACTGGTGAAGAAATGGCCAATCTACAGGCACCTGGGGCAGAAGGGGCAGTGCCAGCCGCACCTGCTGGCAGTGTAGGTGGCACCATACCTGGCGTTCAAGCACCAGCGGCATCGCCAGCAGGATTATAAATACAGTATGATCCTGAATGAAATTTACGACCGAGCGCCAGCAGGCTATCAAGATGTTGCAGCCGACAACACACAACCTCACCTGGGTCAACTGCGCAAAACCAAACTCACTCTCAAGCAGTTGAACAAACTGCGCCGCATGCAGGACACACGAACCTATGAGTACGCTGAAAAACTCAAACTGATTCGCAAGCAGTATGCACCGCCGGCACAGCCTGCCATGTAAAAAAACTGTCATTTCTGACAGAAAATACCCCATAAACCACTAAGTTTTTGCCTTACAAGTAAATATAGGTATAGATCTGCCATGAGGGCAGAACTACCCAACATACTTTTAGGAGACATTAATGAGCAAAAATCATTTCGAACAATTGATCGAATACGTGATCAACGACGAAGAAGCCAAGGCCAAAGAACTTTTTCACCAAATCGTTGTGGAAAAGAGTCGTGCAATCTATGAAGAACTCATGGATGAAGAAGAAAACAATCTTGAAGAAGACAATGCCATGGGTGAAGAACCCACTGAAATTGACACAGACATGAGCGAAGATATGCATGGCACCATGGGTGGCAGTCAAACTCAAGACATGATTGATGATGTGGAAGCAGAAGAGCAAGGCATGGCCGAAGATGACATGGATGCTGAGTTTGATGACGAAGCGGAACAAGACGGCAAAGACATGACACGCGACATGGAAGACGAACATGACGACGGCGAACTCGAAAACCGTGTGGTTGATTTGGAAGACAAACTCGACGAACTCATGGCAGAATTTGAAGCCATGATGGACGGTGACAACATGACTGACACACCTGACATGACTGACATGGAAGTACAGGACGATGAGTTGGAAACTGAAGGCATGATGCCCATGCCCATGCCCATGGAAGAAGCCATCAGTCTCAAGCAAGTACACCCAAAAACAACTACACAGGAAGCACCTGGTACAGACACCAAGTCAACTGTGGCAGCCAATTCAGGCGCACGTGGTGCCATGGCACAGCCAGTCAAAATGACCGGTGACACTGCACAAGGTCGTCCTGCCCCAACTACCAAAGACTTGATCGGCCGAGTTGGCAATTCACCTGCTCAAGGAACTCAAAGCCCCAAGGCAGCACCCAAACCAGTGACCACACAAGCCGCAGGCGTGAACACACGTACACCGTTTCCAAAGGCCTAATCTGTCATGAGATACTTGCAAGAGCATTTGAACTTTAATCAGGCCAAGATTCGCGTCTTGGTCGAAGATGCTCCTGACGGCAAAGGCCCTTTCAACGGCAAGAACTTGTACATGGAAGGCATCTGTATTGAAGGCGGAGTAAAGAACGCCAACGAACGTGTGTATCCTGTGAATGAAATTGCCAAGGCTGTGGACACCATCAACAAACAAGTTGTGGAAGGTTACAGCGTGATGGGCGAAGTGGATCACCCAGAAGATCTCAAAATCAACTTGGATCGCGTGAGTCATACCATTGACAAAATGTGGATGGATGGACATTGCGGTTATGGCAAGTTGAGAATTATTCCAACACCTATGGGACAACTGGTCAAGACCATGTTGGACTCAGGTGTCAAACTCGGAGTTTCGAGCCGTGGTTCCGGTAACGTGAACGACGGCAACGGACATGTCAGTGACTTTGAAATTGTCACTGTTGATGTTGTTGCTCAACCCAGCGCACCACATGCTTATCCTAGAGCCATATATGAAGGACTTCTTAACATGAAGTACGGACATAGAGTTCTGGACGTGGCAAAAGACGCAGGCAAGGACAGCAAGGTACAGAGATATTTGCAGAACGAGGTAACTCGTTTGATCAAAGATCTCAAAATATAAGGAGTAAAAGCATGCTAGATGCTATTAAACCATTGCTTGATAGTGAACTGATCAACGAGGAAACTCGCAGTGCTATCAGTGAGGCTTGGGATGCCAAACTTACTGAAGCACGTGAACAGGTTCGCGCAGAACTCCGCGAGGAATTTGCCGAACGCTATGAGCATGACAAGTCAGTGATGGTCGAAGCCTTAGACAAAATGGTAACAGAAGGTCTTGCCGCAGAAGTTCAAGCCGTGGCTGCTGAAAAGCAGGCATTGGTAGAAGACCGCGTTAAGTTCCAAACCAAGATCAAAGAAGATGCTACTAAATTTAACAACTTCATGGTCACAAAATTGGCAGAAGAAATTAGCGAATTGCGTCGAGATCGTCGTATGCACACAGAGGGACTGGGTAAACTAGAAAACTTTGTGGTACATGCATTGGCCCGTGAAATTCAAGAATTTGCAACAGACAAGCGTGACGTGGTGGAAACCAAGGTTCGTTTAGTCCGTGAAGCACGTGGCCAACTGGAAGGTCTCAAGACACGTTTCGTCAAGGAAAGTGCCGAGAAGATGAGCCAG